AATGCGGTTGAATTTGAATACGTTAATGCATTTATTGTGTTTATATCTGCGTTGTTTACTGTGATAACACAATCTTTATGTGCTTTCATATTATGTCTATAATATTCTCTTATAGTCATTATACCAGTAAATATATCTAAGCCATCGCACGATGACTGAAAAGTCATATCATGATATCCTGTATGCGATAGGACATTTTCTTTTAATTTATCTACATTTATTTCTGTATCAAGATTATCGTAAAAGTAAGGAAATGATTTTTTCTCTTCTGCAACTAGTACTAATCTATTGGGTGATTGATGTAATGTACCTAAAACATTTTTCTTTGCATTAGGTATTACTTTTATTTGGTGCCACTTCAGATATGTCTTAATTACATCGTGTAATGTGTCCTCAACTGACTCGTCTAATGACAGAATAAATTTTTGATCGTCTTTAAGTTCGTGTATTGATTCAAGTAAGTCGTCTAATATATCTAGATTGATATATCTTCCATACCTGCTGTTCTCAGTTTCACTATATGTCCTATCTGCCATTGCTTTGTGTCTAATCCTTTCATAATACCAAGATACTGATTTCTTAATAAACCAAACTGATTGGCAAGAGAGGTCAGTGTTACAACCTCATCATCACCATCTACATATTTGTCAGCATCTCTACTTGTTAATGTTCTATTATAACTTTCTAAGAAATTTCTAAAAACTTTACTTCTTGTTTTTCTTAATTGAATATTAATATGTTCAAGTATTGCTTCTATTTCTTGTAACTGATTGAACCGGTGTTCTGTAATGCCAGGTAATGATGCACTATTACGTTCCACATTACCCTTGATATAACATTCTTTCTTTGCCTCTAATAATTCTTCCTCAAAGTAGTCTATTGCGTCTACAATTTTAGTTAAATTACCAGATACTTTGTTATACCAGCCTGCCATTACTAATCCCAGTCCTCTTCTTCTTCTGCATGATCTTCTACTTCAAAGTATTCTTCAATTGCTTGGCGTAGATGTTTGTCACAATCATTTACACTTACTTCGTCATAATCAACCATACCTTGATCATCAAAAACTCTTACTAAATTTGCACAAACTTCGTCACGTTCTTTTGGATTGACTGAAGGCTTTACACATTCCCAAGTTTCTATTATTAAAGTTAAATCTATCATTCAACGTTCTCCTCGTATACTGAAGGATCATCTAATTCAGTTTCATCAAAGTTGTCATCAACATCTTCTGGAACTACTTTAGGATTTTGACCCCATTCGTCTATAATTACCTGAAGTTTTTCACCACTCCAGCCTTTTCTGAACTCTTTAATTTCTTCACCTGTAACTGGTGACACATAAGATAATTTATTACCAACTTTATCTACAATGCCTTTTGCTTCTAGCATTTCTAACATACCACTGTACGGGTCCATTCCAGTTTCATATGGAATTTTTATTTGTACACCTTCAAACGGTTTGCTGTATCTAGACTTCATAACTTTACAAGCGGCTCTTATACCTTGTACTGTAGAAACTTTATTACCGTCTATATCTTCTTTTAGTTTTAGTTTCTTAATAGCAACTACGATACTTGATGCATATACAAATCCTTGTCCACCGGATATTTTATCATCTGGATCAAACATGTCTTGTGATGCGTAAGTATGATTAGTACATACTAGTCCAATTGGATATGGTGCTAATTGGTTTACAGTATTTCTAACTAAGGCTGTTAGTGCCTTTGGCTTTCTACCCATATCACCTTTCATATCGCCTTTTTCAAATTGTGCTACGTCAGTTGGTGTTAGCAACATTCCTAAACTATCTACTACAAATAGTAACTTAGGCATTTCGTCATATTCTAAATCACCATAGTTGGCCTTGTAGTCTTTCATAAATTCTGAAATAGACTTTGCTACATCGTCAATCATTGATACACTAATTTTTAATAGTTTAGATGGATCTGTATCAACGTTTAGTGCTTTTAGCCAATCTTCGTCTAGAGCGTTTTCAGAGTCAAATAATACTACTTGACATCCTTGTTCTTGTGCGTTTCTTACTAAGTTGCCTGAACAGATAAAACTTTTACCTGAGCCGGATTCACCAGCAAATACACTAACCTTACCTAGTGGTACGCCTCTATTAAAATCACCACTAATTAAATAATTGAGTGTGTGATTGCCTGTGCTAATCCAGTCAACTGGATCGTGAAAACCAGCACTAATGCCACTAATACTTTTAGTGATGCCGGTTCTAAATTTACTTAAATCATATGGTTTTTGCATTTTATACTCCGTATATATTCCTTTCTTTTAATTCTTCTATCAATTTTTGTGCCCATCTTTCATGTCCTGCCTCATTGGCATGACCTCCGTTAATTTTAACTTCTGAAAATTTCCCGGACATAATCCAATCCCAATAACTTGTTTCCATCAAATTATTTTTATCAATTGCTTTATATAATGATTTATCAACTGGATGCTCACCTGACCAAAATTTTACGTCTTCGCCTTCTAGTGGTGCTTCATCTTTAGTATTTGTCATTACATCAAACATTAGATATGGAATGTTATTATTTTTGCATATATTTTCACATACATACATTGTCCTATATTTTTGTGCTAATAAGTCGTCTGCTAAACAGATAGGCAAAAATTGTTTGTATGTTTCATACCTTTCACTGCCTTCTGTCATTTCTGGTGCTTTCCAACTGTTCACTGAATTATAATGATATGAGCCGTCTTCGTCAAGTCCACTGCAATATTCGTATCTACCTAAACATGTCCAACCTAGTATAACTAAGTCTGGTTTAGGATTGTCTGCAATGTATTCTACTAATAGTCTTTCAGTTCTCATTATACTAGCACCAGGTTGCCCTAGATTAACACATTCATCTATTTCTAAAAGTTGTCTTAATTTTTCTGGGTAAGCCTTGTAGATTGATTCAGGACGATTATCGCCTTCGCCATATATCTCTGAACCAAATGTGTGGCTATCACCTATTGCTAATAATGTACTCATTTTTATTCCTTAAAAATGTAGCCATACTAGTTCTTTGAAATAAACAGGACCAAGTATTCAAATTCCAAGTATGGCTACCCACCATCAATCAATTAAGATTGACGATTCCTAATCATCTGCAGGATGTCATCCGCAGATGCCTTACCAGTTTCACTAGAAGTGTTTTCGGCAGAAGCACTTACTGTTTCTGTTACTGGTTGCGCCACTGGTGCCGTTGCAACTGCTGGAGCAGGTGTTTCCACTGCTGGTGCTGTTGGTTGTGCTACCGGTGTTGCTGGAGCCTGTACCGGTGCTGAAGGTGTTTGTACCTTAGCAGGTGCGGACTGGCCGTTGGGTCTAAAAAAGTTACCGTACTTGTCGTTGTCATAAAGTTCACCATTTACAGAATCTTGGAACATGTTGTAAATAACATCTACTTCCTCTGCTGATGGTTTCTTGGGTAAGAAATCTTTTAGATCAAACAATCCATTTGTGTCAACTGCGGCAAGTTCATTTTCATCTAATGATCTTTCTTTCCTTGCCCATTTGCTTGTTGAATAGTCAGCATACTGACCTTTCATTGTTTTGCTTAATCTGAAGTCTGTACCATTAACGTAATCTGTTGGAATATTTTCCATGTCAGGGTCCATTAATGCACCTTTGATAATGTTGTATATTTGAGGTCCAATAATGAATCTTCTGATAGGATTCTCTGGAGTTGTGTCCTCGCCTAGTGGACTATCTACTACATATCCTTGGAAAATATAACTTCTTTTTTTCCAATACTTACGACCCATATCTTCTAGTGAAGCATCTTTGAACCAAGGTCTGATCTCGTTGTGGACCGGACATTGTTCTCCCCACATTTCCATACAAGGTACTTGTACGGTTATAGGTTTCATGTCACCACCCTTTATGCCTGGAAACTGCAAACGAATCATTTGTCGTTCTGTCCAAAAGAATGTGTTGTTGGGGTCTCCGTCTGGAAGGAACCTTAGTGTTGCACTAGTGCCCTCTGATATATTCCAAAATGGATAGATAGCATTATCGCCACCTGTTTGTGAACCGCCTGGTTTAGTATCCATTGCGGCTAGTTTTGCTCTAATTTCAGCCAATGTTGCCATGTTTTTCTCCTTGTTTGCCATGTCGTGTAACATATAAATCTTACACTTGTTTGCCTATTATACTGCCTATTGAGGTTAAAGTCAACCTCTTTTTGCCATGTTATGTAATTTAATTTAAAAT